AATCTAGTTTACAGCAAACAGCTTGGCATGTGGCACTATGAAAACGTAACCAAAGAGCTAGACTATATTTATGTTGGTGCATATCAAGCAAGTGTATATGATGTATCTGCAAGTGATTATATTGATGGGCTCAACTTAGATAATAATACAGCTAGGGTGGATGTAGCTAATGACAAGTTAGCATCAGTAAGTGGTAAGTACCCGATGGTTGGTTTAACCCGTGGTGAGTTCAGAACTCTAGCTGCTAATCGTGGTGCTGGTTGGCAACAAATGGATTTTTGGACACACTCACTATTGCAATTATTATATACAACTGAATACCGCAATCTAAACAGTCAAGCAGCGATTGGCAATGGTAACACGTACGTTGCATCTGGATATCCCGCAAGTTCCTCACTTCAATCAGATTCACCTCACTCTGTTGCAGGTAAATCAAATTCAATCGGAAATGGTACAGGTGCATTGGCATCAACATTAAGAGATACAGCTTGGATGTCATACCGTGGAATTGAAAACTTTTGGGGCAACTGTTACGTGTGGTGTGATGGTGTTAACATTTTAGACCAAGTCAGTTTTGTTAATAATACAGCAACTTTTGTAGATAACACATCTTCTGGATATACACAACTTGGGGTTGCGGCTCCCTCAGTTAACGGCTACATACGCAAAACACAGGCTGACACCCTATCTAACATACCAAGCGATGTGACTGGGGGAAGTACTGTTGCGTTTTCGGATTATTACTATACATCCACAGGGTGGCGGGTGTTGGCTGGTGGCGGTAATGCGGTTCTTGGCGGGGGGGCGGGCGCGTTCGTCTTTTATGGTTTTTATGTGTCGGGTTATCGTTCTTGTTATTTTGGCGGTCGGTTTGTCTTTAAGAAAAACTTATAAAATATAAACATGGGTGATGTTAATATAGGCAGTAATGCGACTAATGGCAGGAATGCAGGCACGTTCATCTTTAATGGTAATAATGTGTCAGGTAATCGTAATCGTAATATTGGCAGTCAGTTTGTGATAAATCAGATGGTTTAACACACCCATTTCCTGTGTGTAACGGGATAAACACTTGTCAACAAGAGGTTAGTAGTTTTGATGAAAACCTTTGACATTTATTACAAGGTATTTAATTAATGAAAAGAATTGGAAATGGGTTATATGAGAGTATAATCTCAAAAGATAATCTAATTACAGCACATGAGTATGCGAAAAGAGGTAAGCTGCATTACAAATCTGTTTCTGAAGTTGAATCTTCACTAGGTTCACACATCAGATTACTAAGGAGGCTTCTGAGGGCAAGAAAGTTCTCCACAGGGAAGTACACCATAAAAGAAAGGGTTGAGGGTGGAAAACTAAGAGAAATTTATTCTCTTCCTTATTTCCCAGACAGGATAGTTCAACACGCAATACTCCAAAAGGTAGGTGATCGGTTTGTAAAATCATTTATACGGGACACATTCCAGTCTATAAAAGGTAGAGGTACATCTGATGCAAGAAAACGGGTTTACAGATTTATAAAAAGAGAAAAACCTACATACTACTTGCAGATGGATATAAGAAAATACTACCCATCAGTAAACAATGGAAGACTTAAGGACAAGATCCGTAGAATATTAAAGTGTAAAGATACGCTGGAACTGCTGGATAATATAATTGATTCATGTGAAGGATTACCAATAGGTAACTATACATCTCAGGTTCTTGGAAATTATTACCTGACAGATTTTGATTGGTTTGTAAAGCAAGAATTATGTGTAAAGGGATATTTTAGATATTGTGATGACCTTGTATTCTTTGGAGGTAGCTCTAGTGAACTAGAAAGCATTCGTGTAAAAGCAGTGCGTTTCTTGAGGAGGGAGGGTCTCCAAGTAAAGCCAGATTGGAAGATAGCTAAACTTAATACTGGTTGTGATTTTGTAGGTTATCAGTTTTATGAGTCTGGTTTCAAGCTTAGGAAGAAAATATATAAATCAGCAAAGATGGCGTTATCTACAAATAATAAGAAAAGCATTCCATCATATTTTGGATGGATTAAGACTATCAATGACTCTGATATAAAACGGAGATATTATAATGCAATCAAGTGTAAAAAGAAATAAGTTTGAACGTATGGGTGAGTTTGTTCTTATTTGTATCAATGAGAGCGTTGGAGTAGTTAGCTCAATGGATGGTGAGATAGAGGAAACAACTCAATACTCCTATGACTCTACTAAGGTTAGCCTGTTTTCACCAAGGGATGAAGTTATTCAATCTATCATGCGTATTAAATATAAAGATATTGATAGTGAGTTTGCCGCAAGACTGAATGGTGGAACAGACGAAGAAGCCCATGCTGCATGGAGGGTGGTAGCTAAGGGTGTTGCTGATGAATTCACTGCGTATGTAGAAAGTGAGCTTAATACTTAAGAAGGGAAACACAGCGAACCAGAGTAAAGGTTCACAGTTAAGACCATATGGGAGTAACCGTGTACTCGACCTACCCAATACTGAGTATCTGCTGGAGATCGAGTCACTAGATGCTCAGAACATCTCAGCTAGATTAGAGGTGTACAATGGCTGGTTGGATTTACTAAGGACAGATTAGCTAAACATTATAATAATAATCCACCTGCTATGTACGGGTGGCATTGGAGGTTAAGTGACAGAGGAAATTACTGGGATGGGGCTTAAGGAATTAGTATTTGTTATAACACTATTATGCTCCACAGCAGGGGCTGGGATTAGCTTTTCTTGGTGGTTCAACAGGCAACTATCACAAGCTAAACGGGAACTATACTCTCATGTCGGTAAACATACTGAGGTTATCCACAATAACAGAGAGAGGATAGGACTTATGGAGCTATCAAATAGACACCAAGAGTCCAGACTGGATTTACTTGATGATAAGATAGATGGCATCCAGAATGATATCACTGAAACAAAAGCTGATATCAGTAGGTTGAACCAGAAGCTATCAGAAAATCATTTAATGGTACTTGGTGCAATACAGCAACTGGGTGATAAGATAGAGTTCCAAAAGGCTCTAGCAGCTAAATAGGGGGGCTTTATGAGTGTTTTTAGGTTAGGTAAGAGGAGCCTTGATAGGTTGGTTGGTGTGGATGAGGGTTTAGCTGATGTTGTTAAACTTGCGATTAAACACACCACTGTTGACTTTGGGGTTACAGAAGGTTTAAGAACAATAGAGAAGCAACGTGAGCATGTAGCAGCTAAGAAGTCTTGGACAATGAACAGTAAACACTTAACTGGTGATGCTGTTGACTTGCATCCAATAGTCAATGGTAAAGCTGATTATACTAAGTGCCACTTAGTGAAAGATGCAATGTTCAAGGCTGCTGATATACTAGGTATACGTATCAGATGGGGTGGAGATTGGAACCAAAATGGAAGCTCTGCTGATGAACATCAACGAGGCTCTTATGATGGGCCACACTTTGAGTTAATGGAGTAGGTATGAGTTGTCTAAAAGATCATAAAGATAAATACTCCATGATGAGGGTTGGGTTTGCTGTATCCCTTGTGTTAGGTACAGCAGTTACACTCGCAGGTACAGTGGCTATGTTTATGAAACTACCAGATGCCGCCATAGCGTTAACACTTGGAACAGGTTTAATAGGTTCATCGGCATTTGCAAAGGCCATACAGACGAAGTGGGAGAACCATTATGGGGTTATTGACAAATAAGTATACATTGATAGCTATTTTATATTTAACCTCTCTAGTGGCTTCTGGTTGGCTCTCATATGACTATGCATCTACTAAGGTGAAGTATGATTGGGAGCAGGAGAGAGTTGAGATGAGGGATGCTACCATTGTGGCCATGACAGCAATCAATAAGCAAGGGATTTTGATGAGTGAGAGGATTAAGGAGCTTGAGTCAATATCCAATGTTAAATCTGAAAAGGTTAGGGTGGAAACCGTTGAAGTGGAAAAAGAGGTGATTAGGTATGTTAAGAATTATGTTGCTGGTACTTGTCCTGTTGACAATGATCGGTTGCTCATCAAGAACAGAAGTATTGCCACCACAAATGAGTTTGCCGAACCCACCATCAACTAGGCTGTGTGAACCGATGGAGGCTGTACAAGGCGAACCACCTGAAGAACTTGCTGCTGATGTAAGGAACGTTAGTAGGTATGTTGATTGCCAAAAGAAGGTGTTTGAGTGGGTTGGTTGGTACAAAGAAGTTAGTGAAACAATGGGAGTGAGATAATGGCTAGAGATTTACATACAAGCGAGGCTTGGCACCAAAACAGAACAGCAGAAACTCTTAATGAACTACTCACTGAGATGGAAGCTGTTGCATTAGTTCCTCCATTCGGTGGTAGGTTTGACATTAATGCTGATTGGATGGGGGCTAGTCAATACCTGCTGTATAATCAGTTGGTAGATTATGCTGCTACTAATTTCACATATGACATTGTTGGTGGTAAAATTAATAATGCAACTGATTGGCAGCAATCTGGTCTGTGGAAGAGGTTACAAGGTTTGGTTGAGCACATCAACGCATTACCTTAAAATAAATGGGCAATATCCTTAATTGGGTGTTGCCCATTTTTCGCTAGTTAATACATTGTTTGATCAGCTTAATATTCTCTTTAACTTTCTGCAAGTAGTTTCTGCCATTCCAGTATCTATTTCCAGCGTTGTAGGATTGAATCATCTTTGACCAATCACCATTGTGTACCTTGCTGAAATGCCTCAATACATGGAGTGCATACTTGGCATTCAACTCATCATCAAATGTTAACTCCATAGCCAGTAAATATCCTAGGTGGTCATCCTCAATTCCCGTAATGGATTTAGCAGTCCTAATATTGATTTGGTACAACCCATAGTCTTTACTCTTATGATTTACCCGTTGTAATCCTGCTGATGACTCAGTAAGTGCAATAGCAGCCAGTGTGAGCCCTAAATCATCCCCTACTCCACGGTTAACTGATAGCCTTATGTTGTGTCTCTGATTCTCCGTAAGCTTGCTATAAGCCTCACAGGAGCTCTCAGCGTATGCCATTGGTGAGAGTATAAGTGTTGCAGCCAGTAGTGTTGAAATCTTCATCATTTTTCGGCAAGGATACCCATTGCTTTAGCTGTGGGAGGAATTGCCGACCTCCATAGGTTGAATGAGTGTTGTGGTTCGAGCTGATAGCCGAACCGTATTTTTCTTAACGTTTGCACTGGTATGTACTTTTTCGCCAGTAATGGTTTCTAGGGCAAAATAGCCACTAGAGCGCTTGCCTTTTACAAAGCCTGTGCCTTGTGGTGTTTGGATGAAGTCATGTTTCTTTAATCCAAACAGCTTACCAACAGGGATTTTCTTTTCAGAGCGACTACCTTTAGTTTGTTGATAGTCACCTTTTGCTACATGGCGTTTAAAATAAACAGTTTCACTTGAAATAACGAACTCGCCATCTTCACACGCTATAGCTACCGCATCAAAATAGTGTTCTTTCGGTAAACCTAACATTTGCTCAAGTTTAAATTTGGTTTCGTAACCGAACGTTTCTGTAAATTCTAAAGATACTTTCAGTCTGGATTTTAAAATACCAATTTCAGTAGCATGTTTAGTTTTTGATTTTCGGGCTTTGAAGATAAATTTACCGTCATGCAAATCCTTATGGCATTTCTCACATAGCGTGATTAAGTTCTCTGGCGCATTGGTGCCGCCATTTGAGCGAAAAACAATGTGATGCACATGAAGTTTGCTGCTATGCTTGCATTTTTGTCCTGACTGACATTGATAGTTATCACGAGCCAAAATGAAAGCTTTCACATTGTAATAATCTTTCTGTGCTCCGTTTTGGTATCCGATACCTTTCACATTTGGATTTATAATGCGATGGATATCAAAGCTTGCCGTTTCCACTTTCCATTCAGTAATAGGTAGGATGGATTCGACAAACTGAATTTCTCTTAAATGGGAGTTCAGTTTGGATTGTAAACTTGGTGCTAAACGTCCACTTTTACGCATAGATGCTCGATTAGCCCATCGAGCTTTACGATAGCGACACTTGCGCCCTCTGCGGCCCCTGCGGAACATGGCGCGTTGCTGCATCTTTTTTGATACATCCTGACGTAATGCGATTTGGCTTTGGTAAATCACCGTACCTAATCCTATCACCGCACAACCGACAGTTTTACTGCCTGTATCCATACCGCCAGTTAAAGTCTGTTTATAGCCTGTTGAGCCGTAATTTAATTTAATCGTAAACGGTACTCGCTTGACGACCTTTGCTTTACCATCAGCAAGCAGCTTACGTGCTTTTTGTGGTTTGCAAGGCATAAGTGGTTGCCCGTTTTGGTTTAGTACAAACACTAATGACAAGTGTTTCTC